ATGTTTCCGTCTTCCGAGCAGTTGATCAGAATCCAATCCGTGTTTAGTTCGTTGCAGAGTGCCTTTGCTACTGTGGTCTTGCCGCAACCAGGTCCACCAGAAAGGAGAAGATTCTGGAGTTCACCAGAATCTACGATCTCCTGAAATGTGTTCTTGAGGCTATCGGGAAGAATACAATCGGCAATCCGCTGTGGGCGATACTTCTCCACCCACAGGTAATTTGCGTTGTCGGTAATCATGTTTACTTGCTGAAGTTAGAGTCTGCTTCCAGAGCAATCCAGTAGTTGAGATTCATAGACTGATTGCTGAACTTGCTTACAACCTTTTCACAGATTTCAACATCATAGTCACCAGTAAGCAACTTGAGGTTTTCAATCTTAAAGAACATCTCGAACGAGTTAGAACCACCATACTCACCAACACCAATCGAATAGGTGTTGCTGCTGACATCTGCCTTGTCAAGAGCCGTCATACTGATAAGACTGCCATCGTTGCTTACAGAAATGTCAGACACCTGAAGAACAGACGCTGCCTTCTGCAACTCTGCAAACTTCTTCTGTGTCAGAGTAAAACTGATCGCGGTAGATGGCATATTGATCTTCTTGTTGGGAACAGTGAGCAACTTGGGTTCACAGTAGTGATACTTCACAGAACCATTACTGCCACTGATACGAACATACTTCTCTTCGAACTCAAATTCAGGATCGTTGAAGAGAGATATAACACCTAGAAACTTGTTCAGATCCCAAATACCAAACTCCGTATCAAATGTTTCTTCTACAGTTGCTTCTGCAAGAACATTCTTTACTGGAGAAATGGTGGTGATCTTGTTGCCAGGATGAACAAGAATGTTGGAATTAATCGACGCAAAATTCTTGAGGATGTCTAAAGTCTTCTTGGAAATTTTCATAGAGGTCGCGGTACTCATAATATAATTCTCAGTTAGGGGTTGCTGTGCTTCTTAATATACTCGATTCCGTACCGAGTTTCAATTTCTTTCTTTCTACTATTTTCACTTACATTTTCTTCAGTTTCAACATAATCAGTAAACCCAGGCATCTTTAGAGGACAAGACACCTTGGGATAATCCAACTTAGAATATTCTAGTTTATTTTCAATTGTTAAATTGACAAGTTGTGTGCCTTTTTTGTCTCCACAACCACAGGCTCCACAGTAAAAAGATCCATCATACTTTTTACTTTGTCTTCTTTCCGAACAAGGAAGAAGACTATTGTCATCTCCGTGACAACTTAAAAGTCTTAGGGTTTTAGTTTCTTCAGAGCAAGTTTTATCGCTAAGACCTCTTGATGCAATCGCTTCAAAATAAGTTTTTGCTTTTTGAAAGATTCCTGTAGGTTTTTGTGAAATTTTTTCATCTTTGTTTTTTGAAAACTCCGAATACTTCTTATTTGCTCTTTCTATAAGTTGCTTCTTGAGTATTTCAGGATCAGGAAAATTTTGATCTTCTGTTGTCATAGTCTTCTTCTTCCATATCCAAAAAATCATCTTCCGACAAATTACCAAATGTATACTCTCTTAGATGGTTTTTGTCCGTGTTCCTATGATTCTTTTTAGAGTTCTTCTTTGCTTTTCGTCTTTGACTTTCGTCGGAACTCTCATCTCTAAAACTTCTTCCCATTTATTTTACCTCAAAAATTTTAGGAAATACTTTTATTGCTAAATCTTTTGATATATGTGGCAATTCTTTTTTCAATATAACTGCCTCTAGAATTGGACTTTCTGTCCAGTGAATTATTTCTAGAATATTTCTAAGTTTTTTGTTTCTAATTCTATCGTTTTGTATATAACTGGGGGTGTCGAGAAAGTACGGAATACGAGAATGTTCTCTGTGTAATCCACTGAGACTATATCCGATGGGAGAATCATCTGGCTCGTATTCAGGTAAGTCTGTATATGAAGTAGTATACTTGTCGCTATAAGCATATTCTAAAACTTTAAGTAAGGGTAAAGATTCAACTGTTTTTAAATATTTAATTTTTTCTTCTTCTGTGTTAAGTGAACCTACATGAAGAAAAATTTCACCAATATATTCTGCTTGTGTTTTCATTATACTAACTCGTCAATACTTTCTAGAATAAGTTTCATATTGTTCTTAACAAGATAATCGAATACCTTGCCTTTGTTTCCTGTATATGGAAGAGAGAATTCATGAAGAATGTTCTTCTCAATCTCCTCTGGTATATATGCAAGATCCACTAGATTTTTGTTTCTGTCGTAGTTTCTTTCGTGTTCTTTTGGAACACCATAAAACTTCCAATTATTTACCTTCTTTGTAGAAAGTGGCTTTTGACGCTTAGTTTCATCCACAAAGGTGTCATCATCAGACAGAATATTTGGCACACCATCTCCAGTATCTCCACGGAGGATATGCTCAAAAAGATGAACCTGTGGATTCTCACACTTCAAGAAGTCCTTGTGAATAGGACTAAATTGATAGATGTTAGGAAATCTCTGCAACTGCTGAAAATCCTTATCGCTTGACACAATAAGAATCTTCTCTTGTTGATGAAAGTTCTTTGCAATAGTTGCAATAATATCGTCCGCTTCGCAGCGATCAACACGCATATTCTTAAATGGAAAGTTCTCCGTGACCTCCTGACGAATCTTTGTCAAAACTTCAAAGATCTTATCCCACTGCTCCTTGTCCTTATCGTGAGCCTTCTTGCGGTTTGCCTTGTATTGAGGAAAGATCTCTCGTCGCCAAGGATTAGCGGAATCTTGACAAATGACAAGATCCCCATACTCCTCCTTGAAGCGGGTTCGGTACATTCGATAGGTGTTGATCACGATGTGCCGAATAACATCTTCCGATACCTCGTTGATATTCTTGTATTGTGAAAAGATACTGGCAATAAGAATTTGTGTGTTGTCGATCAGAATCATTTTGTAATCGCTTGCAGAATAATGCACTGCTCGTTTACTTTACCGTTTACTGGCTTTTCCTTGGTCTTGATCTCGCTAAATGCGTTGTTGATGGCACGAATACCACCCAAGAACTTACCGACTGACTTCTTGGGATCGCGCACCTTCTTCATAGTGGATGTCTTGATGTCGTAGTTGAGAATCTTATTTCCCTTTACGCTCAAGCCATTTGACAGTTCCGATGAGTTGTATACAGCAACAACTTGTGTCTTTGTATTATACACCACAAGTCGATCTGCACCAATTATTTCCGCAGGATTGATTGATTTGATGGAGAGTTCTACAAACTCTTTCATATAAACCATCTTGGACACGAGTTGCTCTGGAGTCTTTTGCTTCTTCTTGCGGGGTTTGCGATTGGTCTTCGCTACGCTCACCTGCTCCTTGGCAAGAGTAATGATCTCTGTATAGAAGTCCGCATACTTTCTTAGACTCGGTTTGGACAACCAAGAGTACGCTTCTTTCATATCCTTGTCTCCGTCTAGAGCCAAATTGATGTCATCTAGACGGGGTTGGAAATGAGTAGAAATGAAATCCGCTTGAGCGGCTTTCACTTCGTGTCGCTTGAACCAATCAACAAGATCATAAGAGTGCTTCTTACTGTTCTTTAGTGCTTCTGCCAAGGAATCTATTTCCAATTCCAAAGAACAAATAAGTCTGTGTGCTTTTTCCTTGATATGATCCTGTACGCTAAGTTTTGGCGTATCATCGACTGGCTTAATGGCAGTCTTTTCTAGAAGAAAATTGATACTGTCCTTCAGTTTCTTGGATGCATCTTCAGGAAGAGTAGCACCACGACATACCATTCTACCATAAGCGGCAGCAGCAAAGTATTCGTATGCTTTCTTTGGTCCCTTGACTGCTCTGGAGATTTCATCTTTTGAATAAGATGTTTTCTCCATGTATTCTTTTATGAACTTAGGATACATCTTTGCTGATGCATTTCTGTACCAATTGAGAGCACCAGAAATTTGACCCTCTTCGGTTATTTCTGGTTCGGAGCCAATAAGAACACTAATGGGATCAGATCCCTTGCTGAGTGTTTTGTATCGCTTTGTCATACCAATATTCTACTCTAAGAATGCGTATAGTCAAGTCACGGCTTCCAAAATACAAAAACTGGTTCGTATTTCAAATATCGTCCATCCACCTTGCAGTAATTCTTGCACTTGGGAATACCATCTTCACCTATGCGATTGGTTCCAGGCATAGGTTCAAGAGCCATCTTTACAGTCATTTTATATTTCATTCCCAGTTCTTCAAGAATCTTTCTCGAATCTTCTTCGAGTGGCAAATACTCTCCTTTGACAAGAAGATCAG